ACGTCCTCGTCTAGAGGGGCATCGGCGGGAGCTTCGGGGGCCTCTGGCTTTGCCGCCAGACGCTCCTGGAGCTGATGGATGAAACTCTCCTGCTGCTGGAGATGCGTCAGAACTTCCTTCTGCTTCTCCTCGGGGAGTCCTTCCAGCGTCTTCCGGTAGAACTCGGGGACCTCGAACTCCTGTGCTTCCGCCTCGGGAGTGGTCTCCTCGCCTCCGGTCTCGGCCGTACTCGGCTCGCTACCGTCGCCCGCCGCAGGTTCCACGGGCTCGACCGCGTCGTCGTACGCGTCCCAGGACTCGTTTCCCTGGTCGTCGTCCGCGAACGGCACTTCGTTCACTGCCTCTGCGAGTGCTGCGCGCAGGTCCTGCTGTACTGCGGCCTCGTCGGCCATGTGACGCCTCCATCTGTACCCTTCGCCTCGGGCGCGCTGCGCCTGTACTAGGGCCTCGGTGTGGTGGTTCGTGTGCGACCTAGGAGTCGAACCTAGTCCTGCCGGGCTTCAACCGGCCGCTGCTCCGAGTCAGCTTGTCACACGTGGTGTGCAGGGAGGGAGTCGAACCCCCAGTGCTTCCGCCACGGGGTTACAGCCCGCTTCCCGCCGTCGGGTCCTACACGTGGTGTGCGACCGGGGAGTCGAACCCCGATGCGGTCTCCCGCGCTGGTTTCTGAGACCAGTCCGTCTACCAGTTCCGGCAGCCGCACAGAGTCCACACCCTTGGAGTCGAACCAAGCTGTACGCGCTTATCAGACGCGTCCCTACAACCGGATGGGTCGATGTGGATGGTCGCGGACGGGAGAGTCGAACTCCTCTGTGCGCGGCTTATGAGACCGGCGAGCCCACCGGGGCTCTACGTCCGCAGTAAGTACCTTTCCAAGGGGTCGAACCTCGGTTTCCAGGTTCAGAGCCTGGCGTCCTGCCATTGGACGAGAAAGGTATGTTCCGATGGGCCGTATTTGAGGCCGCCAGCGTGCGTATCCCATCGGGCTGACTTGTGGTACCACCGAGGAAGGCCCGGGAGTCGAACCCGGAGGCCGGGACCACCCGGTCACCTCCTTAGCAGGGAGGTTGCGTCGCCAGTTGCCGACCTTCCGTGGAGGCGCGGGCCGGACTCGAACCGGCGTACCGGAGTTTGCAGTTCCGTTTCTGGAGCCACTCGAATACCGCACCTGGAGCCCCGATGGGAGGAGTCGAACCCCCGTGTGGCACCTTAGGAGGGCACCGTCGTTCCGGTGACATCGGGATGGAGCCCCCGCGAGGAATCGAACCCCGTCCTCTGCCGTACGAAGGGAGTGTTCTACCGTTAGCACTACAGGGGCAAGTGGGTCCCCAGGGAATCGAACCCTGTCAGGGCGGGTAAGAACCGCCTATGCCGCCTCAAACATCTGAGACCCGTGGAGAGCGATGCGCGGGGCTTGAACCCGCTCCTCGACCTTGGCAAGGTCGCGTGCAGCCAGTGACACCTGCACCGCGTGGAGGAAGGAGGACGAATCGAACGCCTGTGCTTTCACACCCCCGGGTTTCGAAGCCGGTAGCCGACCATTCAGCTTTCACCTTCCAAGTGGAGGGCTCCTAGGGAATCGAACCCTACTCCGTTCTGGTTCGTAGCCAGATGCCCACTTCCAGCGGACTCGGAGCCCAAAGCGCCATCGACCGGAATCGAACCGGCCTCGCCTGATTGACAATCAGGTTGCCTCGCCAGATGCATCCGACGGCAGAGTGGAGAACCGGGGATTCGAACCCCGTCCGTGTGGTTGCAGGCCACGCGTGCTACCCTTGACACCAGTCCCCCAGAGTGCACGGCCGAGGTGCTGCCCCCCGTACCCGCTCTTTGTAAGAGAGCCGCTCTGCTGATGAGCTACCCGTGCATGGAGCGCCGCGTGGGATTCGAACCCACCCCGCCTGGTTGGAAGCCAGGTATGCTGTTCCGCTAGACACTAGCGGCGCGTGTGAGGGCGGGTGACGGTCGCCCTCGGGGCCGTCCGGGTACTAGCCCGGATTCTTCTTGCGCATCAGGCGGCGGTACGCGGCCGACCCCACGTCCCCGAGGTTGGGGATGGGCGGCGCGTTCGTGCTCGTCTGGTGCTTGCCGTGGTAGATGCCGCGACGCTTCAGGTCTGCGGCCGCTTCCTGCGACTTCGTGCGGCGAGAACCGCGCTTGTCGGATGCCGACATGCTTGCTCCTTTCGGAGCCCGTCTTCAGGCCCCTATCGGGTGCTAAGCATGTCTGCTCCTTTCCACGGATTCCGTGAATCCGTGCTATGTTGCCTCGCGGTACGTGGGGTGACGCACGGGATTCCAACCCGTTCCTGCCGGGACACAACCGGCCGTGCTAGCCGTGACACTAGCGTCACAGTCGGGTAGGGAGGAATCGAACCTCCGTCACGTGGTTCCGGGCCACGCAGCTTACCATTGGCACACCACCCGGTGGTACTTCGTAGTCCGTACGGGATTCGAACCCGTTCCGCCCAGTTTGAGGGACTGGCGACCTTCCCATAGTCTAACGGACCGTGGCTCCAGCTCCTGGATTCGGACCAGGCTCTCGCGGGTAACAGCCGCGCGTCTCCGCCAAGTTGACCTAGCTGGAATGGCATCGGGCCGAGGAGTCGAACCCCGTCTGGCAGGTTTGGAATCTGTTACGTTCCCCAACGTGCCCGATACGTCTTTCCCTATAACGCTAGGGGATTGACGTTCTATTCCCCTAGCCGCCGGGAGTGATGGACAGGCCTGGCGGCGCGCCCGCGCGCTGCTGCGGGGCGACGGCCAGCTGAGCGGCCTGCTGCTGCGCCTGCTGCGCCTGGACCTCCTGGTCGGTGCGGACCACCGCACGCACCTCGTCGTCGCGGAGCCCCATCTCGCGGGCCACGAACCGAATCAGCTCGCCCCGGTCCGTCTCCGGCAGGGGGAGCGCCAGGTTCATGAACTGCATGGCGCGCTGCACGCGCTGGTCGCGCGTCAGGTTCTCCTTCGGCGTGATGGCGATGGCGATGTCCGCGTCGAGCGCGATGTCCTCCTTGTTCCACTTCCACTCGAACGTCTGTCCGGCGTCGTCGGTGAAGCGGAGCATGCGGTCCTGGTCGTAGAAGACCTGCATCAGCTGGAGCATCGTGTGCGCAACAGCGAGGTACCAGTCGGTCAGCGCGCCTCGGCGCTCGCTCTGGCGCTCCTCGCCCTTGCCGGTGACAATCTGCGTCTCGGTGGCGGTGGTGCGCTTCGAGGGGAAGACGCCACGCATGGGCTCGTTGACCCCGGTGGCCTCCTTCATCTCCGCCTGCACCTGCTCGGGAATCTGGTAGGCTTCCTGCGGGAGCGAGGGGAGCTGTACTTGGCCGATGCTGTCCTTGCCGTGTCCACCCGAGAGCGGGACGTACTCGCCCCACACGTTGGACTTGAACTTCTCCTTGCCGTCGGAGTCGAGCGCGTCGCTCGGCCCGAAGAACTTGGGGATGGTGCGTGTCACGAAGGTGGCCTGGTTCGAGCGGTACTCGTCAAGCTCCTTCAGACCCGGGAAGATGACGCGCATGTCACCCATGCCCTCGAAGTTCTCCGGGTCGTCCCGGACCACGAGTGGCTTGAAGGGGTTGCGGTCCTCCAGGTCGAGGTTGAACATCAGCGGGTTGAGACGCTGATGGAGCACCAGCTCGTCTTGCATCTTGGGGAAGACGGTGACCAGGCCGGTCTCGAAGTCCCACATCTCGACGATGGTGATACGGTCGTCGTCGTTCTCCTCGTCCTCGCCGAAGGCGTTGAGGAGGTTCGCGTCGTAGTCCAGACCCGTGGAGGCGTGCGAATCGGCGGCCAGGTCCTCCAGGAGCTTCGGACCCTTGCGCGCGCCGTAGCGCTCCTTCACGAACTCCACCCACGCGGGGTTGCTCTTGACCTCTGCCTCGGGGTAGCTCGTATACTGCGCCACCCAGCGGATGTCCTCAATCTGGCGTGCACTGGGGTCGTACCGGATGAGGTCCCACGGCACGTAATCGACGCACACGCGGTCCCGCATCACGATGGTGACGCTCTCGACGGCCTGGATGTCGCCCGCCTCAACGGCAGACGCTACCTGGTCCTCCGTGACGCTCGCCATGTCGTCGCCGAAGTAGTCGAGCAGCTGGGCTTCCAGCGCCGCCTTCGGCACGTCGCGAACGTCGGTGTCCTCCTTGTAGTCGTAGTACACCTTCACCCAGCCGACATCGGCCAGCAGGGAATCCTTGATGGCGCGCTTGGCGCGCTTCTGGCCCTTCGTGTCCTTCCAGGCCTGGTTCAGGCCGCGCGTTGTGACGAGCGCCTGCTCCATGGTTCCGTGGCCGATGTTCTCGCAGATGAACTCCACGTCCACCGCCACCATGTTAGCGAACATCGTGTCCACGATGCCTACGCCGGTCGCGACCTGGACCACGTGGCCGTCGTCGGTCACCTGGTCGGCGTTGACCTCTCCCCGGTAGCGTGCGATGAAGGAGCGACGCTCGTCCTCGCCCTTCTCGAACTTCGTGTCGGCCATGCGAAGGCGGCGGTTGTACACCTTCAGCATCGTCTCCTCGTCCTTGTAGACGCGGAAGACTTCATTGGCTGCCATTCGCTAGCTCCTCGGGGTGATGGTCGGGGCGAACGTGACCTTCCGGCGAGCTGTCGGCCCGAGCCAGTTGCGGCCGGGCTTGCGAGTCAGCTGGTCGAACACGTAGCCGTATTCCTGCGGCTCGTAGTCCCGGTCGCCCTTCATCTCGTCCACGTCTCGTGGGTTGAAGGGGAGGAGCGCGGAGGCTCCGTAACGCACTGCATCCACAAGGTGGCTGGTCCAATCGTGAACAGGCGTCTCTCCGGTGCGGACCCCGTTCTTGTCCAGCTTCCACTTGTGGGAGGAGAAGGCATCTGAGACACGCTTGGCTCCTTCGCTGTTCACGAAGACGCGCTCGGCGGCCATCATGTTGGAGAGGATGCGGATGGCGTAGTCCTGCGGGCGCTTCGCGACGCCGGACACCGGCACACCGGCCGTGTTCAGGTCGGTGATGACGCTCGTGCCCGTAGATGGGTTGCGCTGCAAACCAGCAGGGTCGCCGTAGTCGCCGCGCGTGCGGATGTCGCCGCCCGTGACGACCTGGCGCGTCAGGTGGTAGTGCTCGGCCCAGTGTCGGGCCGTCCAGTCCTTGTGCTCGGCGCTGTTCAGGATGTAGAAGTACGGGAGCTTGACGCTCCGGCCGGGCGACAGCTCGGTCGTGCGCCACTCCACCTGCGCGAACACGCACGTGCCGGGGTCTCCGATGCCGAAGTCCCACATGCTGTACAGCGGCAGGTTCGGCTGGTACTCCAGCGGAACGCAGAAGCGGTCCGGGTCCCACTCGGGGAACACGCCGCCTTCCACCAGACCGACGAAGCGGCCGAGGACTTCCTGCTCGTACCAGCGCCCCGAGTAGGACGCCTCCATCATGTCGAGGTAGTCGTCGTCGAGGAACTTGTTCTCGCGCATGGGCGCGTTGTACCAGTGCGCCTCGTTCGGCGTGCCGTCCCCGTATTCCGCCTTGTGGACGGAGCCGTCGGGGTGGAACACGTCGTACATCCAGTCGAAGCCGTTGGGCGTGGACGCCACGCATGCCATCCGCTTGTAGCCGGGCTGGCGGAGGCGGCCGGTGATGAGCTTCCAGTCGCTCAGCGAGACGTTACGGCCCTCGTCGATGAAGGCCCACGTGTACTCGGGACCACGGATGATGTTGTCCGGCCGGTCCAGCGAGCGGAGTCGGATGATGGCCCCGTTCTTCAGGGTCAGCTCCTTCTCGGACTTCTTGTAGTCCTTCTCCCAGTTCGCCAGGCCCGTCAGGTACATGACCTCCTGGAGCTTCGGGATGATGATGTCTCGCAGCGCCGGGTAGGACACGGCGGCGATGAGCCCGTGGGGCGCGTGGTAGACGCCGGGGGGCTTCGTCTGGAGCGCGTACTTCAGGCCCCGCGCGATACCGGCCCAGGTCTTGCCACTCCCGAGGCCGCCGATGTAGGCGGAGAACTTCTCGTCACCCTGGACGAACGCTTCCTGCGCCCCCTCGTTCAGCTGGAGCTTCAACGGTCACCCCCGTGTCTCGATGCTCCAGTTCCCAGAGCGTTGTCCGTCGGCGCACTTCTTCCGTGACCGGCCACAGGTGGTCCGCCTGCTTCAGGGCGTCTCGGAGAGACTGCTCAACACGCCGTCCAGCCAGCTCTCGCAGCTGCGGCGTCTTCAGCACTGTCTCCAGGGATGCGATGAGCCAGTCGAGCAGCTCCTCGGTGAGCGTATGCGTTCCGAGTTGCGCGTCTTGGGCGCGAGGGTCTTGGCCGGGTCCCCGATTTGGGGCGTCCTCCGGGTTCCGCTTGAACGGGAACGGCGGCACCGGGCATCCCCCTCGCTACTCGAACAGTTCGTCCCCAGTCTGTGGAACGGCCGGGCCTTCCTCCTTCGGGGGCTTGGCGGTCGTTGGTCGGCCGAGGCCCCACTCCAGAAGCTTCGTGAGCGCGGTCACCCGCGTCTCCAGCTTCAGGTCGCTGAAGTCCCCCTGTCCGAGAGCGGCCGAGACCAGCTCTGCGGTGAGGTCGTCCATCTTCCCCGCGATGGTGTCGCGGGCTCGCTCCTCGGGGGACATCTCCGCGCGCCGTCGGCGGGCGGCGGCGGACGCGCGCCCAGCCTCGCGGGCCGATTCAGGTGTGAACTGCCCCTCGTTCGTCAAATGTTGCCCTCCCCTTGGCTTCGCCGTTCAGCTTCGGTTGAGCGAAGCCGTTGAGGCGTTGAAAGCGGCCAGAACGGCGCAGCTAGGGCGAGCTTAGCGGCTCGCTTCGCTCGCCTTCTTGATGC